TCAAGTGTTTTCATGCTTTGTCCTTTTTAAGAGTTTCCTGATTCAGAGTTGCTACTGGTTTGCGTGTTCTTGGCATCGTCAATTTGTTGCTGTGTACCTCCGTTCTCGAGAATCAGTTCTTCGAGAATCGGGCAGAGGTAGTCATCGACATGACCATTGAAATAGGTTTCAGCCCAAGATTCCGCACCGGCTGTAAAGTTGATGTTCGACCGTGCTGTGGTTTGTTGCGTCTCTGTAAGGGCTTGAGCCGCCTCATATGAGACACTCGGCGTTAAATCCGTGTAGTCAGCAGATAAAAGAGCTGTCCCGGCAGTTGTGTCCACAGACGCAATCGTGAACATTCTTCCATCAGTTCCGACTACGGTGTCACCAGCTTTAATGTTGCCTTGAGGCTTCAAATCAGAGATTTGAATAGTGGCCGAAACTTGGAGCGCTTGATTGATTACTCTGACAGCATAGGCACTTGCAGCCGCCTCAAGAGCTTTCGTTTCGGCAGTCTGCGCGGCGGTTTGGGCGGTTGTTGCCGCCGTTTGTGCGGTTTCGGCATTGCTCTGGGCAGTTTCTGCCGCCTGTTGCGCCGCCTGTGCAGTTTGCAGAGATTGAGCCGCGTTGTTAGCCGCAGTTTGAGCACTAGCAGCTGAACCTTGAGCAGCAGTCTGAGCCGCGGAAGCCGAAGTTTGTGCCGAGTTCGCTGTTGTAACTGCCACCGTGGACGCATCGACCGCACTCTTAGATTGAGCAATAGCAGTCTGTATATCTGCATCCCAATCATCGACTACTTGCTTCAAAGTCTCAACTTTTTCATTTGCAGCATTCGCTTCCGCCAATGCATTTGAAGAAGTTGAATTTGCCGTCTGTGCTGTTTGCCGAGCTTCCTTAGCGATCGATAGAGCCTCTTCGGAATTGTCAGAGGCTTGGTCTGCGTACGCGCCAACATCGTTAATAGCGTCCTCCGTCTGCTGAAGAACTTCGGGGCCGCTGATAACTCCGGTTCCTGTCGGCGTGTAATGAAATTGGAATTTCGAATCTGCCATGATCAATTACTCCGGCAAGCGCAAGAAATAAGCGAGCGTGTAAAAAGGCGGCTCATTGGTAACGCCTGTGATTTTTGCGTTCGCTGTTAAGGTGTGCGTGTGCGTTTGACCTCCACCAGTAGAACCGATACTCAATCCATGCTGATGAGAGCCATTAGAAGATGTTTCTCCCGTCCAAGTTCTGGACGCATCAATATTGAAAACACCTCGACCATTTTGACGGCCATCGGAGCATCCGGGATGATCACCTACGTAAACAAGAGGACCGTTACCAATCACGCTCAACCAGTTGGCGGAAATTTGTCCGGTGATGTTCATTGAACCTCTTGTGTGGGTATGAGCACCTGCAGGAGATGTGCTACCTGAATGAGAATGTGCAGGCATCTGTGCGGCCGTCAGCGCAGTAGCACCAACTGTGCCGTTGACGGTCAAATCTGGAATCTCAATGGTTGAAGCACCTCCGGTTGTGCCCGAATCTTTTGGTAGAGATCCTTTTATAAATTTTCCAATCAAGTTTGGAGTTACACCATTCTGCCCGTCACTCTGGCCATCACATAGAATCCAGCCTTCGTCGGCTTGAGTAGTTCCCCAAAAAACTGGGCGTCTCCCATCACTACCACCTAATGTCACGTTATGAAAAGGAACTACGGCGCCCGCTGGAACGGTAATGTCGATATTTTTCCAAACTGCTCTGTTAGTTCCGGGCGCCACCTTGGTACTTGATGGTCCGTTGGCTTGGATGCAGCGGTACTTAGTTCCATTCTGCATAACTTCGTTCCCAACTTCGTAGTCCAAGAGGGCGGAATAATTCATAATCCCGCCCTGTTGATACCACAGAAGAAATTGAGAAAGCAGGAAAAAGACGCCATTGAAGTCGGACTTAAATGGAGGAATGCCGCCTTGTTCGATGGGAATAGCATTTTCTCGTCCCCAACCTATTTGCTGAGAGAGCCGTCCTAATCCAGCTTCTTCTGAAGTTAACGGAGGAATGGTAATTTCTCCGTCCTGTGCGATAGCTGCACTTAATTGATACTTTGGATAATTACTCATATCTCAATGACCTTTGAAGGATTGAAGACACCTTGATTAAATGGCAATAAATTGGATCCGAAAAATCCGAATACCAGATTATTTGGAACGACCGTCTCCACATTTGCCAAAACCCCAGCGGGCCTGTTTAACAAGCCGTAGTTTTGCAGAATGGCGATTTGGACAGCAGAGGGATCACCAACAATGCGAATCGTTATCGTCATGTCCTGGTAGTCGGTGACAAATGCCGGCAGGCCTATCAACCGAGTAAGCAAAGAATTGATAGTTTCAGCCGTAGAGTTCGAGACGTTTACGACGGCTCGATAAAAAATCAGAAACCGGAAAAACTCATCATCCAGCCGAGTGTCCTGACCGTCGACAACGAGGTTCCGATTCACGCCTACGCGCCTGCCCCACCAATCCAGCCAAACCCCGGAAGCTGTATCGGGGTTCAATATGAAATTAAAAAACGCGTCCAACTGAGGGGACGCGTCTAATTCCGCATTAAAAAGCAACCCTAATTGTCTGTATCGCTCGGAGTGCGAATACTGTGACTGGAGGGCAATAGAAATCAACGATCGGACATTTGAGAGTTTTCGAAAATCCTCAACACTCAGAATGTTCCGCCAAGTTGCAGAATCTGCCATTGTTAGCCTCCTGTCTGGAATACCAGAGAGACATCGGACTCTTGAATCGTAGGCTCAACATTCGCAGGAATTTGGACACTGGATCCGAAAGCTCCAGAACCTAAAGCAACTTGAATGGATGCAACCGGAACTTCTGTCGCTGATTGAATTGCGGCATAGAACCGAGAAGCGTAGACAGTCGAGGCCAAAGAAACGCGGTCATTCGAACCTTGTCCAAGAACGTCATTGATCACAGCCTGAATGACGTTGTTTTTCTCAGTCGGATTCATTGAAGTAGCAAAGAATTCGATCTTGACTTTCAAGGCTTGATTCTGCGGTCTAACAATGTTGTAGACGTAAGTTGCGTTGTAGAACCTAGAATCCGTGTAGGAAACCTGATAGGTTCCGGTAGTCCCACAGCCTGCATCTTTACGCTGGTAGATCGTTTGAGCGATCTGCTCATCCTCTCCGCCAACGATAGCGACGAGAATGGAATGCGGATTGATGCTCACGCCGAACTGCGTGATGGCAGCATTCGTGGGATTCTCTAAAACTCTAACATCGAGAACGCCTTCGAGCGCAGCTAGGTTTGCCTCAATCGCTTCGACATACCCGGTGGCGTTGACAGCATAACTTTCTACCATTCGATTTCTAAGTTCTGCGTCCGTCTCTTCATCTCGACCGACTACGCCGGCGGCAGGATTGGTGATAGTGTCCCATCCAGCAATCGTTGTGACGATTCTGTTCACTGCTCCCGCTGCTACTTCAAGCGGGCCGTGCTCAATCGCAGTAAAGGCGGATGTGACACTTCCGGTATCTCCGATTCGCGCACCTGCTGCGGCCGAATGTCTGTACTGATTTCCGAGGGAATCTTGTGCGATCGCGCCATAGGGGATCACTGTTCCCTTTAAGCCTGTGAGCACGCAGTTGACCACTGTAGGCTCGGAGATCTTGCGGTCTAAACCGTAAAGAGCTGCCAGTGCATCCAAAAACTTTCCTGTTGCGAGATCCGGATTAACCATGTTCGACAGGAAAAGAATCTCAGAGTTTTTGGCCTCGATTTCGGCCACAATCAGATCAAGGACCTGTCCCATTGGCGAACTGGGCTCGATGTTCAAAAGCGGATCCGTTGGCGATGTTTGAAACGCCTGCTGGATCCGGGAGCCGAGCTCAGAACGAATCTCTTGCGTGCTCGGCAGTTCAACGCCGACCAGCGGATTAAAAATGATTTGAGCCATAATTTTTTAGAACACAAAAGAAACTGTTTCGTCCTGCTCTGTCGTGATCGTGATTTCTCCGTGCAGAGTTCTGGTTTCCTCATCGAACTCAGTAATGTCAACAGAATCAACGGACTTCACACCATCAACCCTATTTCCAGCCTCATGAATCAATTGAGCAAGGACGGAGGAATCCAGCTTTTTCGCGAGCTGGGCTTCCTTCTATGCAATGCCGTTGGCCTGCTGGAAATAGGCGTCGTTGGTCCACAAACGAATCTCGTTGGCCAAGTTCTGAGCTATAGCCAAAGCTCCGGACGTAAGAAGGATATTTCCTTCCTTTGTCAGCTGAAGATCCCATGACTGAGGATTCAGAAGAGCTGTTTTTGCTGTATGCGGCATGGTCTAACTTCCTCGTTTACTGCGGGGCGCCGGTGCTTGAATTTCCGCTTTGGACGCCTGTGTGCGTGTGGCTGGTGAGGCTGATGCCCTTCGCATTTACATCACCTGTGAATGTTGCGTCAGCCCCACCAGAACCACCGCCAGAAATCGGTCCGTTCAAGTTGATCTGAGCAGAGTTGACTGTGAAACTGGTGTTCGCATTGACCTCACACTCCGGGGATTCAATCGTGATCTTTGTCGGAGCTTTAATCTTGATAGTTCCTTCATCTTCCAAATGAATAAAGACTTCCGGAGCCTTGCCCCAGAATCCACCAATGTAGAAAGAATCAGAAGGATCAAACTCTCTGAATGTCGCCGGAACCTTGGACGTGTTGTCTCCGTTCACATTTGAAATATCGTGTTTGGCAACAACAGCTAAGCCAACATCGCCAACTTTTGGATCACAGACGATAGCGGCAGTACCATGCTGCAGTCGAAAGTACGGCAATTTAGGAATCGTCGTCACTTCAATCCCTTGAGCCTGTACATTCATAGGCTTTAGCAAGGGCTTGGCCGTAACGTAACCGGCGCCGGCTTCTGTGCCTTTTCTCTCGACTGCCGTTACCGTGACTGGAAATGCCGTATAGACCGTCTTAGAAAGGATCGACTTTACAAAAAACTCTAGGGCATTTATGGGATTAGAGCCTGCAAAATCATCATAGTTTGCACTGAACTCTTGATTACTCATCGGTCTCACCACCTAGGATAGATTGCTGTAATGCTCGTTTTCCACGCCTGAGCACCGGGATCGTTTGCACTGAGCTCATGTCGAAGCCCCGTGATCTTCCAAGTTCCGGATGCTCTTGGGACTATCGTCTCTAATTTGAAATTTGCTCCGATCCGCAGATCCGGCCTAAAAAACGTCGTAACGTTGATACCGTTGTTGGAGAATGTCGGATACCCGATCATCCCATTCATCGCGTTAATCAAGGGAATAGATCCCTGAGTCTTCCGGAGTCCGTGTTTTTCAACGAGCACCACCTTGTCATCGTCAAAAATCAGGTTGGCCCCCACTGCTCCGGCAATTCGTCTCATTTTCGTAACCGGATCGCCTTCAATGATGCAGTCCTTGATTGAAGCAGTGATGTCGTTATTCTCAAGGGTGTATCCGATCTCCTTTGAGATCTGGTCAATTAAGCCTGCAACCGTTTGGTTCCCGTTAACAGAAATTGGCGGCTGAGGTATCAGCGCAGGGAAAAGCCCGCAATTTGCTTCGATCTTAAAAGTCGGAGAAGGAGCGGCATTGAAATCGGCCCAGGCGTTAATGATTTCGCCCTTAAAAATAACGGAGAGTGTCTTGCCCTTCTCTCCGGCAGAAACATTGATTTTGTTTCGTTTCAATGAAAATGACTTAAATCCTAAATGGGTCAGCCGCTCCATCGTGGTTAAGGACAACCCTTTAAGTTCTATCTGAGCTTTGGGAAATGCAGGACATCCGGACTTTTCGACCGTACACTTAACCGCAAATCCTTGAAACGTAACCGCCTCTTGACCGTCAAGGGTAATGGTTACAGCGACCTCTTTTTGCGTGTAGGTTGTGTTTTTATCAATTTCCGGCAGTAGTGACGGCATTTCCTGCCTCCTCGTAGACCAAGATCCATCTTGAGTTGAGCCCCTCATATTGAGGGTCCGAGTTCCCTAAGGTATCGACAAAAAACAAACGCCCCGAAAATAGAGGCGTCGGATAACAATTGATGTCTGTACCTACACAGCACCGGCGCCCAGAGAATATCTGGACACCTTCAACCATTAGGTCACAAAAGAGATATTCGGCAACTTGGCGTAACCTGATCACGCAGTTTTGACCGTCAAGAACACATGAGAACTCTTGGAACGGAAGAGCGCTTATAACGATTTGGTTCATTTGTTAAATAAGTTGGTAATACTCTTTAAGAACCCTGGTTTTACTTGGGCTTGCCCGGTATTCACCTTATTGGCCGAGGTTGCACGCTTGGGCGAGTACGAGGTTTTTTGCTGGCTTAGGTTTACAGAGACAATTTCAACGAACGAAGCGTGAACGTTGAGCATTGAGGCGCCCGTCGTTTGAGTTCGGGAAAAATCATAGTGATCGAGCGCCATGTTTCGCCAAATTTTGGCAGGGCTAAATATCGTGCAGGTGTCGGTACTGTTTAATCGCCTATCAAGCATGGCAAGGGCCAAAACCTGAATGGCGTAATTACCGTTAAATAAAAACTCTACATTAACCCGCTCAGGTTCCCGCACAATGTTGAATGCTGCCAGCTGGCCGTTTTCAATGGGCTCTGTAGGAACCCTTGAAGATTTATCTGCATCAACAGCGCCAATAGAGGTGTACGGAACGAACGGCAGAAGGTTATTACCGACTACCGCCCACCCCATGGACATTACAGAATTGATACTTGCCATTTAACCACCACCTTGACGATATCCACTGGCCGCATTCTGCAGCATATCCTCATAATCTCCCTGACCCTCCATTACCGCAAGGTAGGCGGCGTCGTGTACGGCCTTAGGATCGGCGTTGCCCTGGATGGTAATGCTGACATCCGTTTTCATCGGCGCGTTGATAACCGAAGAAGAAGCCCTAGGAACCATCGAAGCAGCGGCACCGGCCTGAGCTCCCGGAGGTGCTTTAATCGGTGCCTTCTTATCGTCACCAAAACCGAACCATCCGCCCACGGTGTCAATAGATTTAGAAGCCCAGTCAGGTAATTTCCAATCGGTGAAAAACTTCATTTTGTCTTCCAACCATTTGAAAATTCTCTTACATCCGGATTCAATGTCCTCCCACGCCTTGATGAAGTTATCCTTCATCTTTGGGACGGTATTTATCAGGTTCGCAATGTTCTTCGCTAAATCTCCGATAAACCCAACAACCGCCGTTATAGCTGACACAACCGCGTCCCCGAAGGCTTTCAGGAACATATCTTTGAGCGGCGTAAGTTTGTCTAAAAGATCAGAGATCGCCTGCCAAGCGTCTTTAAAAGACTTTCGGATTCCTTTGATTTGATCGTCTGTATAACCTACAGATTTCAAGAAATCTTCAAATACGCTCGGTCCGCCTTTGGTGAAGACAATTAAGTCATCGATAGCTCCGGCAAGCAGGAGAACTCCGGCTATAAGAAGACCGATCGGACTGGCTAGAAGACCGAGCAGCTTGCCCGCCATCATGAGGGCAGATTTAGGCCCAAACGCCAATGCCGCTGCTGTAGCAATACTGGTTAACGCAATTTTGATAAATTGGCTATGCTCTCCAATAAACAAAGAGGCGTCGCCGAAAACCTTGACGGCCTTCTCAATGTACGGAAGGAAAAATTTCGCAATTTCATTACCGATACTTTGAATCGCCATTCCGGTCACTTGCCACGAAATTTTGAAGCGTCTAGCATTCTCTGCATCTTTAGGCGTTAAGGCGAGTTTCCGATATGTCTCAACCAGCTCTCCCATCTGCTTATTGTTTTGCAGAAAAACAGCCGCGCTTTCACGTGTCAGCCCGAGATATTTCAGAGCATAGTTCGCCTGAGCACCAGTCATGCCGTTGAGCTGTTTTCCCATACGAAGGAAAACCTCTCCGCTTGCTCCTGTGCGCTCAGTAAACGCTTGCATGGCCTGAGTGAACGCCTCGGCGCTTCCACCTGCTGCTACGTTCGCTTTTCTCCATGCATCAATCTCGGACACATTCATCCGGACTTTTTTAGAAATGTCGTCGAGCTTGGAGCCTTCATCTATGTAATTGCCAAACATGAATTTGGCACCAAACATCGCGGCCAGCGGAGCGGCATAACTCTTAATGGCAGAAAAGACCTGTTTCGCCATTGAATCAAGCTGAGAAAGAGATTTCGAGGCATCCTTTGAGGCCTTAGAAACATCCTTCCCTGCTTTCTTACCGCTAGTTCCGACGTTCTCTAAGTCTTTAGAGGTTTTCTTAGCATTTTGTCCAGCCTCATTTATAGAGGAAGAAACCTCTTTGATACCGTCCGAGCCCTCTCCCAGTGCGTCAAGTTTTTCGCCTGCTTCCTGAGCAAATCCGAGCAACTGATTCAGTTTCTCGGACATCAGCTCGAAAAATTTAACTACATCGTTCGAGTTGACGGATACATCAATAACTAAAGAGTCGGTCTTTTGAGCCATGTTATTAAGCGCTCTTTTGCGCTACCCACGAGTTGTAGTTCTTAATCAAAAGTGCCTCGTCTAATGCGTAGGCATCTTCCAGCGTTAGTTGTGTCTGAAGCTCGACCAAGGACGCCATGCCGCCGTTGATTAAACGAGAGATCAGAGGCGATAGCTGAGTAGTTACAGCTACGCCTCTAACCCGGGCACAGTCTGCTAAGAATTCTGCACGGCGGGGGAGAACTGGCGTATCAAGTCGGGAAAAAAACCGAAGTTCGCCTTGAAGCTTTCGATTCTGAGTTTGAGGATGGTCAACGGGCTAGAGATATAACCGTCTGCATCATCGAAGGAGAATTTGATCTCACTCTTACCGTCCACCTTGTAGACCTCGGAAAGCAGTTCATCTAAAAGGGCCTTGGCTTCTACATGAGGAACACTGACAAGCGCTTTGATCACGTCTCTGTATCCCATTTCGCTCTCAATATCGAGGTTTTTGCCAGTCATCAAGGCAATCCGGATCATTAAATCTTCAGCTTTAGTTGCCGGAAACGGATAAATCTTGAAGGTCAGCTGATTACCGCCGTCTTCCAATTTGATAACTTTCGGTTCCTTCATTTAGATTCGCTCCATGGATTCGAAGTGGAATACCCAGGTTGTCGGCGCCAGAACTTTATTCAGTGCCGGCATCGGATTTGCTGTCTGCAGCACACCATTTGAGAACTGGTAGGTCTTGCCGATAGACGGGATCTTGATTGTCAGATTGCAAACATAGAGCTGTTTGTTGGCGCTCATTGCTTCGTAAAGTGTTGTGAATGCTGTCGCAGTCGGAGAGTTGGCCTCCAGCGTGATTGTGACCGGATAAATATTCGGTGTGACGCCGGCAGCCATACGACCGTCGACACCCATTCTGGTCTCGGCAACCTGCTGGGAATCGGCAACAATAGCCGCATCTGTGGAGAATCTTTCCAGTTTCAGACCGTTCGGGTAAAGCTCTTCAATCGTCATCACTGCTGACGCATTGGCGGATGTGATGTCAAAGTTTTGTACGGGCATTTTTATTCTTTCCTAAATGAAAAACCCGCCAGCACGACGGGTCTTTGCGGTTGTGAAATTTTGATTACATGACGGCTGTCAAAGGCATCTCAATTCGTTGGATGCTGCCGGCATAGGTGTACCAAAGTCCCAAGCGGGGACTTCCTCGTTGAGTTCTCACATTTGCCGAAGGAGATTCAATGAGGTACCAGTAGCCTTTGGAATAAAGGTCCTGTTTGATCGTTGAGTTGTTGGTTTCTGTTAGCAACTGCTGAACCTGCGAGTTGGACAGAGCCAACCCTGTATCAATCACGCCATTGCGCTTGGCATCGTTGATGGGATCGAGCAACCATGCCTCGACATAAGCAAAACCGGTGGCGTTATAGGGAGCGCGATTGATAGCCGCGAACCCGTCCATGATCTGACGCTGGATGCGGGCCTTGAACCAAATCATGCCGTAAAGGGCATCAATCCATTGATAAATTCCGGAGAGAAGACAGCCACGGTTAATGAAGTCGAACTCTGCATTACGTGTTGCAAATGCGCCGACATAGTTGACTTTGAGATCATCCAACGCTTCAGCCACCTCGTCGCTGAGAACGGAAGCCTTAATTCCGGAAGCCGATTTTGCGAACCAGGTTTTAATTCCCTGAATTGCAGACCAATCGATTGAGGCGCCAACTGCGAGAAATGCGGCGGCATCCTGGGCGGTACCGTAAACCATCGCCAAACAGTTGTAGTTGTTCTCCGCTAACTGGGCGGCTTTCGTTGTGGACTGGGTAGATTGATCAAGCATCTTGGTGTCTGTAGACCAATCGAAGAACACATAGTCATCATCAATGTCTGCCCAAGCCGCTAAAGCGGAAGCCTCAGCAACCTCTGTTGCATACAAGGTTGTGAATCCGACCCAGTTGCGAGAAACAGAAGTCACAAGATTCATGTTCTGAGCAGGTGTCAGAGCATCGGAACCTTGAGAGAGAACGGCGCCGGAATCCTCAGTCAATCCAAGTAATGCGGAAACATCCGTTCCTGTTGTCGCTTTTGTAGCGAAGGAGATTGAAGCGGTATCGCCTGTCTCTGTGGTGGTCAGGATGATGGCATTTTGAACAGAGTTAAATGCGCCGGAAACCGCTCCGACTGCAGAAGCCAGCTCAGTTGCAACGTCACTGAAAGACTTAGCCGTGGAGAAGTCGAGGTTCACGACCTCTTTTTCTGTGCCGTTGACCGAAATCGTCAGGGAACCGGTCTTGATTGCTGTCAGCTCAGAAAGTTGGACAGTGATCGGAGCTGACTTAATCCAAGCGGCGGCATCTGCATTGATTCTGCGGGCCACAAAAAGACGGTTAATCGCCTTCTGCTGATTGTTTACGCCAGAGAAGTACTGATTTGCAAAGTCTGCCTCAGGAGACTCCGCACCAAAGTAATTTCCGACAGCGGCGGCGGTCACAAATTCAAGTGCCGGAGAATCTGCAGGAATCAGAGCATTCTGGGTCAGCAGCAGACCATTTGTTTCAAGATCGGCGCTCCCAGCTCCAATGATGCGAGGGGTGATAGAAACCAATCGATTAGCATTGATTGACATATTTTTCCTCAAAATAAAAAAGCGCCAGAAGGCGCCGACGATAATTTTTTATGGGGTGGCTATAGGCCACGCCAGAAACTCATTTATTTGAAAATATCCTTTACAGCCTTAATCGCTTTCGCAATCACCCAAACTGCGAGTCCGTAACCTATTAGGTAAACGGGAAGAGCTGCATACAAAGGAACGGCAGTGACCATGGTTAGGGCCTCCGCTAAGTCGTGTAAAATGTTCATATTGACTGATTCCCTTGCAATCAGTTAACTCAAACCCCGCTCAGCTACCAACTGAACGGGGCTATTTTTTTCATAAAATTCTTATTCTTAGGACTGACATCTTGACCGGCTCTTCGGGCCGTTCTACAATTCCGCCCATAGCTAGAGATTGTTCTGTTGACCGGTGTAAACCTTTCACCGAGCCCTTAGAAGGCGGTAATAGCACAGCGTCTCTGGCTTTTCTTTTTCTCATTTCAATTTCAAAAGAAGCCTTTTTCTTATCAAACCATCGATTTCCTTCGGTGTTGACGTTGTACGCATGGAAATCAGTGCTTGACGTTTCTCCTATATCGACAGCCACTGTTTTTTTAATACCATTAACCCTTACGTTTTTCATTTTTGTATGAAAGGCCACTTGCGGAGAATGGTTGACAGCCTCTTTCCTCCCGAAGTATGAGCCTTTTTCTATTACTTCTGGAACAAAAGGAAGAACCTCTAGTATTTCTCGTAGGTGTCCAGAAAATTTCTTAAATTCCTTTCTCCCTTTGCCATCGAAAACGACAGAAACTGTTCGCTTCTTCCCAGATATCTCCACCACAGTGCTAACCGAACCTCCTCGCAGTTCATTGTCGTAATAGAGAACGATAGCTTTAGCGGGATTACCTCCAGCCTTTTGCAAGTAACTATGAATATCCTTTGAAGGCGGACTCTCAATGAGATTTTTTCCCGATTTCGGATAGGACTGCTGGCTTTCTACCTTCTTTCCTACTTTCCCTTCCAGTTTGCCATTCTTACCGACTGGTATATGAGTGCCATTCACCGTTATCCACTTTGCGGCGTCTTGAGCATCGCCAGGGTTTGTTGCGTAAGTTCTCCCGAGCCCATACATTACTCCGAGCTTGAATGCACGCCCAAGTTTGAAAGCAAGTTGCTCGTTCATTCCTTTTCCTTCGGCGGGTAGCTCACATCAACGTTTTTCAGGTCAACATCAACCGCACTAAAGAAGCCCATCGAAACTTTGATCTGGCTCTGCATGCTGAGATGAATCATCAGAGTGGATCTCCTGACATAGTTGTCAGAGTCCCCGACAATGGTGGTGTCTCTAGGATCGTCCGCATGAAGCAGGCTGATTCCTCTATCAACAAAGAACTGGACGCCGACATGAGACCTGCATACAGTCTCCAAGGCCTGAGCCCTCAGCATGGCATTCATTCCGTCGGAGCCGTTTAAAGTCGATGCGTAGCAATCGACCTGAACCAAAACCTCTGTAGTCGTTGAGAGATAAACGTTGTCATCGTTTTGGTCCTGCTCCCAGTCCTCGGCACTCGTCCCGTGTCGAACGCTGGAGATGTAGGAATAGATGACGTAATCGTTCCCTTCAGGAGGCAATGCCAGATTGTTCTGGTTACCGTAGAAAATGTTTTCCGGCGCCACTTCCGGAACTGCAAATATCTCAAGAAATTCTTGGATCGCTGTCCGGATATTCGGGCTCAGGTTTTGTGCTTTCATCTTCTTCCTCTACGATGTTCAGCTTCTGAGGCGTGGTTTGGAATGTGCAGCGGACCGCCTCCCAACCTGCGTCCGAAAAATCCTCGATCACCGCAGTGATCAACCACTGGCCTCCTTTGGAATCTTCGACATAATCTCCCGACCTCGCTAATGGCCTATAGATTGCCCAAGGCCGCTGCTTCTGGTCGCTCGATGCGTAGAGGTACAGGCGCCGGATGATGGTGTTCTGTCCGGCTAAGTTGGCATGGTCAAGAGCGCTATCGCCTTCGCTTTGAAAATTCCCCTGAATCTCTTCAGGCGGTGCGTAATACGCTTGGACGACTCCTCCTACATTCTTTTGGCCGACCGATCGATACAGCTTGAATATTTCGTCAGCATAGTTGGCGTTAATCGCCTGGCGGACAATTGCGTGTAGGTTGAGAGACATTAGGAAACCTTCGCTTGAATAGAGGTTCTAAGAACGCCTGTTAGGGTCAGCGGTTTAGTCGTGTTTACGTTATTGGCAAGTTTTCCACCACCCTTTGCTTTGCGAACCTTAGCGATTTCCCCTGTAGCTTCAAAAAGAGCCATCGTAAGGGCTGATCTTTTAGGAAACGATCCTGCAGGGATACCTGCGTTGTCAATCGTCTGAACAATATCGTCTACTGCGGCCTGACCCATTGTCTTGAGGGAATATGTAATGTCGAAAGTTTTTAGGAAATACTTTCGGAATATTTCCTGCCACTCCGCTCTTTTGTGAGCGTAGGTAGCTCTCATGAACGGACGCGGGGGCATGTAGAGAGTCGTGAATTTGCTGTTCGGAGGCAGTCCAAGCTGAGCCGACAAGTAGTGTCCTTGCTTGCTCGTCACTGACTGGACCCACCCATATTCCAGATACATCCCAATGGTTGCGATGTCCGGAATCATTATTCCGACCTCTAGTTTTTTATTGCTATCGGCCTTGATCTTCTCTGACAGCTTTTTGAACGCATTGTTAGATGTGATGTTGATGCCCATCGTCATCCCCACGGATGGTAATTATTTCCGGAATAAACTCTGCCGCCGATTCGGTATTTGGCAGTCAGCGTCCAGTACATGGCGCCGCATTGGGTTTGAGCCCACCAATCTCCGACAAAAGTATTCGTTTTCAGAAGGTCAAAACTTGTACTCACACTTCCCTGAGTAGCACTAGCAATCCTGCCAACCTGACCATTCGGCTGCTGGCTGAGTGTCAGCAGGTGGCAGGTTACAAGATCAAGGAGCCGCTCCCTTGTATAGATCTTGTTATCCGGATCGTAAGGAGCAAAGCTGTCGGCGTCCGTATTCCCTACGAACTCCACCGCCAAATCAAAGTAGAACTGCAGAGTATCGTCCGGGAATTTGACTTCATCCGAAAACGCAGGATGAAGGATTCGAAATTTTTCAGGATCAAAGACGACGACAGCCATTTTGTTAACCTTCTTCGTTCTTAACTTCTTCAACGTTGACCGATTCAGGATCGATCGGATTGAGGCCGTGGGACGCTTCTTTTAACTCGTCCTCGCGGCCTCTGAATTCTTGAACTGATTTCATCTCAAGCAGGCACGGAATACCGCCATTCACGCCTGTGAATACAGCCTCCTGACCATGCATGCGCTTGATGTTTTCCCAGTCCTCTTTATCGATCTGGAATGCGACAGAGTTTCCCTTGCCCAGCAGGATCCCGTCACGTTTTCCTCTAAGCGAATCATTTACGCCCGGAAAAACGATCGTTTTTGTTCCGCCATTGCCATTCGGCACATCATCAAATTTGAGGCCGTGTGCCAGAGTGCAAGCAATGATCACCGTGGACTGAGTTTTAGCAGTGCTCTTCTTCTGGGTATTGCTGAAATTGTCTGCGACAACCTTTCCGGATGTTGCTTTCTGAGTTGTGTTTGTACGAGCCATTATTTCAATCTCCTAAGAAAGAGGCCCGAGAGATCGGGCCTCCGTAGCTGGTTAGTTCAGGTTAGATGCCGAGCATCGTGGCAACGAGGCTGGGACGACGAATAACAGCGCCCCAAGTTCCGCCAACGACCTTTTGCTTGTAGCTGGACATTTCCGGAACCACACGACCCAAGAAATACTTCTCAGAGAATGCGCAGATACCAGTCTCAATGCCAAACAGGTCTGGAACAGTCATGTACAGCATTTCACCAGCCGTTGTAGTCAGCTCAGGAAGCTGAACAACCTCGATGTTGGGGAATGACTGCTTGAGCATAGTCATGGCCGTAAGACCGAAGGAGTTCGGCTCGGTCAGGTAAGGAGCTCTGGTGTTGCTGACAGCGAGAATGATGCGGGAGTTCTGATCAACCAAACCGCCGTTATTCTTGCTAATTTCAGCCCAAAGCTTGTTAATGTCGTTATAGACAATGTTGGCAGTCTTCTCAGGCTGTGCAGCGCACTTTGCTGTCCACGTAGAGTTAGCGGTAGATCCCGTGGTGATGGAGATCGGAGAAATCGAAGCGTTCAGGTTCGGGTCATTTAACAGACCGTAGACCTTCTTACCTTCGACGCCATAAAGCGCAAACTTGTTGTGAGCCATCGCCATCACGTAAGCAGAAGCCTGTTGTTTAGAAGAAACAACATTCAACTTGGCCTTGGCCGCAAGGCCGACTTCACGATCGCCATACTTGATGACGGTCTGGAACAAGAAATTTTCGCGAGTCGGGTAATCAACGTTCACGTCTGTGGAGACGTTCTCTGCGAAGTCAGAGTAAGGAGTCACATTGCCGGCATACTCTTCGACCGGGAAGGTGAAGAAGTTATCTGTCCAGTCACCCTTTCTTTCTTCGCCGAAAATCTTTGTAGCGTTCTGGGCGGCAAACAGGATGGGGACGACCTGCGGGTCAATGAATGTCGTGAAGACGGAAGGGACGCCGACAGACACGGGAGTCTGCAATGCGGCATCTCGAGCCATTGCCTTAACCGTTGCATCGTAGTCGACGTTGATCTTACCTTTGGCGTCTGTGGAATAGGACATGAATCCTTTTGCTTCCACACCATGCACGCCTTTTTGCTTTGCTAATTCAAAATCGTTCATTTTTTACCTCAGATTAGGATCCGCTCGCGGCAGGCTGATAACCGAGGCCGTGATTGGAAATGATGATCGTGTCGCCCTTTGCACCAGCCGTCTGAACTGTCCAACCGGTGTCATTTGCGGCACCGGCAGCACCAAATGTGATGGCGCCAGTGGTCGGATCACAGAGAACAGCTTGACCGATGGTTGCGGCCGCAGGTGCGACGATGTAGTAGTCACCTCGAACGGCAATCGTCAGCTCAGCCCCTTTCGGATAAATGTCCGGAGTATCTGTGCCCAGCTCGATGGACGCTGTGAACGTGCGCTCAACAAAACCGATCGGTTTGGCCCCTGCAGAGCCCTTCAAGGATGCGATTGGGAATTTCACGGCTGTTCCGGTTGTGGAGGCGGCTACAGCAAACGCAAAACCACCGCACTGGACAGTACCGTCAGACAAGTAGTTCTGAGGCGTGTAGACGGCCTGATTGAATGCAACCTGCTGTCCCGGAATACCGATAGCAGGATAGAGACCTACAGATTTTTGAAGCATCAAAAAATCTCCTATTTATTTAACATTGTTCAAAATTGCGCTGACGGCAGTCGGCTTCTCGGTCACCTTGGCGCCGGAGTCTTTCGCACCAGCTAAGGCCTTTCGACCCTGCATGTAGGCGCGATACGCAGAACGAGCTTCGGATGCGGGGATGTTTTTCAAACCGAGTTTCTTGAGTGCTGCCACATAGATGGAACCTGCGGAGTCATAGGATCCGGCACGGATAACACCTAACACCGGCTTGACTTCTTCGATTGCGGCCAGTTCAGAGTAGATGGCGTTTCGGAGAATCTTCATGGAGTCAGAGGCAGAACTCTTCTCTTCTTTGCCATCATCAGGTTTCGGATCCTCATCTTGTGCGCCTTCATCTTTCTTCTGGACGTAATTCAATCCGGCAGCAAAAGCCTTCTTCTCTTCTTCAGAAGCTTCATCAAGACCACAGGATTTCAGTGCATCTTCTGCTTCTTTTTCGAGATAGCGTTCTTCGCCTTCGCGTTCGTGATCAGAATCGATGCGTTTAGGATCGTCCTTTTCACGTTTTTCACCGTAGAGAACGCCAGCTTCAAAACCAGCCTTGAAGTTCGGATCCTTCATCTTTTCATCAAGTTCCGGATCGTCGTCCTGAGCCTCTTTTTGATCATCAGGCTTAGGATCTTCGTCTCCTGTAGCCTGAGAGTAAGCCAGGTCAGACAGAGTGGTCTTAAGCTTTTCAGCCTCTTCATCCGTCAGGCCTTTTGCCTTCAGTCCTTCGATGATTTTTTGAATCATCGCGTCTTTGTCATCATCTTGAGCGCCGTCAACGATTTTTCCGTTGGGATCAACGGAATGCAAATCGATAATCGCCTTTGCTAACGTCACTTCAGCCTGCTCAACAGCGTCATCTTTTTCCATATTGAGAAAGTCCTTATTAGAATCGCGAACTCTTACCTCAGGCCCAGCGCGCCCAGTTTCAACAAGCGCAAGATGGTTCGCTCTGATCTTGCGTTGCACATAGTCGTATTTCTCTCCATCAGGTGTCTCACCCGGCGTGAAGTCGGGCTCGAACGTGTACGCAAGACTCAACTCACGCATTGAACCGTCCTCGATCCTGCTGCGTGCGTCCTTGTCGTAAATGTGCAGAGAGTTAACTAAAAACGGAGCCTCAAAAGCTCCGTCCGTTCCGGTAGTTCCGACCCGAGTTTGTTTGTTCTCGGGGGCTCCGCGATCATCGTGGTGCTCAAGATGAATCGGGATACCGTTAATTGATTGAATCGTTTCGGGAGAACTGAGCTCCTCAGGCGGTCGATAGGCGTGATAGATCTTCTCCGGATCAAGTCCGAGCTCTCGCCAGCCTGCAATCTCCTGCCCGTAATACGGAGCAACTTGAACACGCGTCAGCGGAGATTTTTCGACATGAAGGAAGCCATTGTCGTCAACAGATCGAACGCTCACAGAATCAATTGCAACCGTGCGTTTTAGATTTCCCACAGTAATAACCTCGAAAATTGTTTAGTCCGGAAGGATGCTTCTGAACTGGCATCTGCACCAGTAAAGTTCACCTGGCATTACATTCCGCCCGACTTCCTTGTCGTAAAGACCTTTAGAAAGGTCAAACTCTTTGCCGTTCATCTCAATGTGACTCTCGCGAGAGGTGTACTTACCGGGGACGTGAATCCAAACCCCGCGAGTAATGCCCAAACCTTTGCAGTTAGCCTGCTGAATCTGCTGATTCAATTTGAGAGTTTGGTCAATTGCCACACGCTGAGCTCGTTGAGCAGTAAAAGAAGAAGAACGGCCAAGAGCTTCGACAATCTGCGAATAGGTACCGCGACCTTCATACGCATCCATAAAGGCCGCACGGATGTTTGTCAGCTCAGACGTTGTGATGTTGCTGATGAGACTTGTCGTGTCGGCGACCATACGCGGGAGCTCATTCACCGCCTGTGGCGTAATGAAAAAGTGCTTTCGCGTCTGCCTCATCTCGTAGGCAAAAACCGAAGCCGGAACTCCTGCAGCCAGAAGTGATGCTTTCTGGGCTGTTGAGACATCAGTAGCGAGATTCTTCACGTACCATTCAGCGATCTGACGTGTTTCCCGATCTGCGGTTTTCATCCAGTTGCCCATGTTGCGGGCAATGAAGTCATCAACATTGCGACGGAATCGATCAGGATCACGAAGAACCAAACGGTTGATTCGTTCCTTGATATTCCGAAGCCGTGCGCGATCGAGAGGATCATCCGGACGGAACGTTAAGGAAGCGTCCTCGGTCAATCCTCCAGCATCAGACAGATAAAGAAGTATCTCGTTGAGAACCCTATTTCTGAAGGACTTCAAGAAGGTGTCGAGCTTATTTTTGAATTTTGCTTGTCTGCCAAGGTTCGGCTGAACGGCACGAGCAGTCTTCATTAGAAAATCTCTCCAGCTTTGTCTTCGTCAGTCTTCGGCGCCGGCGCCACATTCTCAGCCGATCGCTGCTTCAGAAAGTTATTCATCAGCTCATTCTGCTGACTGGGATCATCAGTCATGAGTTCGCCTTCCATCCCTTCCGGCAATTCTTCCGGAATGAAGTCCAAACCCATATCCGTATCACGACGGACAAACTCACGAACCTCTTCAGCACTCAGAACATTGCGATCCTGCAGCACAGCCAACATGTCGACCTTCGTCTTAGCTGTGATTGCTGTAGCAGCGGCATCGGCCTCTCCGAGTTCGTTGAACTTGAATGTAATAGACTGATCAACGTGTCCAAATTCAACCAACTGGATAGCTTTCAAGACGGTTTGAATTGCATCTCGATTGAGCTCCTGCTTCGACTTGATGTGGTCGTAGTAATTCCGGATATCGCTCTGACCGGTCGCGTTGAAACCACTCGGAGAGATTCCGAGGAGCTTGACCGCCGGCGTGCGGTTGATAGCCGCAATGAATTCCAATGCCTGCCGGATGATGCCTTCAACTCCTGAGATCGTCAGAGTGATGTTCTGCAGATCCTCGGAAGAGTCACAAGCGAAAATGGCCTCATTCGAGCGATAACGCTGTAACAGCATCATCTTCGCGTCTAACTGCTCGATGCCGCCAGTTTGCAGCGCTTCGGCAAAATTCGTTTTGAATACCGTGAGGTTCAGTTTCTCCAGGATGCTGACGCCTGTTTCTCTGGCTTTATTCCAGTGCAGAACATAATCCCAAAGAATCTGAGCTTGTGGGATTCCAAGGAAGTTATAGGCTGGCCTCAGAAGTAAAGGAGGCTCATTGTCCACGAGCCTGATCATGCGGGAAGCGTGAACCTCTTGACCAAAAACAAACCAAGACTTTGGCTTTAGGTAATCGTCTTTGAGCGGCTGGTTGGCGTTGTAAAAACCAGGAGAAACATTGACCGGATCAATGACAATAAATTTGACTGTCTTATCCTCGCCCACTAGCTCGGCTGACTTGTCGGAATAGTTGAGAGGAAGCTTTAGAGCCTCTCCTTCAACTCCGGTGTCAACGAAAATGAAGCATCCGCCCATGAAACCAACGATGCTCAGAGCTTCATTAAAGAGCTTCCTCAGTCGATATTTGTTCTCCTGAAGATCTTGTAGCTTCTTTACGTTGTCTGCCGATTCGTCTTCTCCGCCCTCGACCTGAATCCATTCCCGGCACATATCATCCGCAACGGTCTGAATGCAGGTGCGGATCATGCCGTTTTGCGCGATATTCTGCAGGACGCCATAGCCGACAAACGATGTCATCGGGAACTGTCCTAGATCCAAAGCGTGCTGCGTCAACGATGCATAGTACGCATTGAAACTCGAGCCAATCGCGGCATCATTTGTGAAACGAGACTCTGCTTTCTCCGGCTCTTTTGTGTTTAAGGTGATCGGAGGATAAAAGAGTGTTTTAGCCTCCTCCGGAGAGAACGATGTTCTAGGGGGCACGAAGCGAGAGCTTGCCGCATCGATGATCTTTTGATTGATCTTTCGGCGTTTGTTTTCGTCTAGTTGATTCATGATTTTCAAAATCTAAAACGTGCCTGCTGCATCTGCTCTCGGGTCAAAATGACACCTTTTCCACTCCGGAAGTAATTCAATGCCTGAGTTGTAGCGTCACAGTTGTGAACTAAGACTCCGTTTGCAAAAAACATGTGAACATCACTCACACACAGGTTGTAAACGGGCTCTATTCCACCCCAGCTTTCGGCTACAAGCTCTGGAGCATGTAGTTCTGGGTTTTCTGCCTCCACCCTCGATGGAAGTGAACTCTTGACCACAGATTTCGCATTTTTTTGTGACCGAATAACACTCGTAATTCCATCTGTATTTGGTTTCACACTTTCTTGAGCAGAACCTTCCGTTTGGACTTTTTGCCTCAAAAATGGAGCCACAAAGCGAACAGACACATTGATAAAAGGTCGGAAGCCTTTCTTTAGCATGCTGGCGATGCCAACTTCTTCCTTCTTCGCTTCTATGCCATGCACTTGCAAGCGGCCGCACCTTGTCAAGATGTTTTTTGACCCTTTCAGTTTTGTAATTAGTCTTCTTGCAGTGTTCATTCCGTGATAAACACTCAAGATTGCTAAATTCGTTATTGAAAGTGTTGCCGTCCTTATGATGGATATGAAACCCTTGAGGCACAGTTTTCCCAGAGAAGAATTCCCATATAGCCACATGGAGCCCTTTCGGAGCTTTCCTGCCTTCGTTCGTGGTGGACTGGCTAAGGTAATACTTCCTCGATCCCATGAGACGATAGGTAACGCCGTTGAACGTAACCTTCTCTGCAGGATTGGATTTATCAAGTTGCGGTATTTGAGCTTGATGCATTCTTCCTCCTCAACCGTTTGGAACGCTTTTATCTCCGCATCTCGCGTAATAAATGGGTGATCCGGAGTAGCCGTTACTCCAAACTTCGATATCACATTTCTGGTACCTGTCTTTCCGGAGAACAAAACACGTTTAAGACCGAATGGGGTTAGAACCATTTCGCCCGCCTTAATCTTTTCTATCGGCTTGTCTCCAAAAAGAGTGGCCACCTTAGTTCCAGCAACGAAACACTGGTCATCGTGAGAACCTGCGGGAAACTCAAGCAACTCGCTGACGTAATGCGGCACCCAAGGTGCTGCACTGTCTTCCGGAATAAAAACATTCCCTGCCTCAAAATAAGGAGTGACGGACGATGCCCGGGCCTCTTTCGATTCAGTGGGCGTTATCGGAACAAATCCCGAAACCGTAGATTTCAGCTCAGAGATCACCGCCGATCCGTTCGCCTTATCTTCAACCAGCTTCCGGACAACACGCGGCCACTTATGGGCAAGAACTCGGACCATCTCTTTTGTCTTCACAAAATCCCATTGGCCCCGTACTTGATCAAGCAGGTAAAAATTCGGTCCTTTTTTGCCCCACACTTGACCGACCACATAGTCGGAGTTTTTGGAATCCTTGAACGTCATATCCCACGACATGAGCGTATGGTCAAACTCTGGCGGAAGGCTTGTTGCTGTCCATCTTCTAAACCACTCGAGCTTGAATAAAGCACCGCCATCGGGAACCGGATGCTGCTGATACAGTGCCTCCCAGTCACGACTGCCGATCGTTTTCTGGATCTGCAGCAGAGTTGAGAGCGGATACCGCTCAGGATGCAGAGCTTCCCCAGCTTTGCGGTGCAATTCGTCATGCTCCGCAATTGCCGGATAATTCACGATCCGGAATGTATCTCCCTCTCCCATTCTCTGGATCAATCGACCAATCAGATCGTCTGTGTGCCAACGGGTGGCCATTACGATGACGCCTCCTCCGGGAGACAGTCGGGTGTATGCGGTCGATGTGTACCAATCCCAAATGGAGTCTCGAATAGTCTTAGAACCTGCTTGAGCTCGGTCTTTAATCGGGTCATCGATAATCAGGATATCGGCACCCTGACCTGTTATGCCCCCACCCACACCGCAAGAACGATAGGCGCCGGCATGACCAACAATCTCGAAGAGGTCAGAGGTTCTTATATAGGATCCCCGGGAGTCGGTACGCACTCTCGAATTGCTGAGCCGAGTATTCGGAAACAGGTCAAAGTATTTCTCATCATCTATTACGCGCTGAACATCTCTGTTGAAGCGCTGTGATAGGTCTGAAGAATACGATGTTGCGATGATTTGAAGCTCCGGATTTCTCCCAAGGGCAAAAGCCGGAAAGCGCCTAGAAACAAGCTCACTCTTCCCGGATCTCGGAGGCATCGTGATAATTAGCCGAGGAGACTTTTTGTCCGCCACGTCCTGCAGGAACCTGTCTAGCTCATCACAAATTTCTTTGTGTACCCAGCCGAGCAGGTAGTCAGGTTTTGTGTGCAATGTGAAGTAAGACAAGCCCTTTCGGGCCTTAGCTAGTCTGATCTCCTGTATCGTTGGAAGCCGCATTCACAATACCCTCCAGCGCGTCTAATTGTTCCAAGGTGAGCTTGCTTAGATCCAGCTGGTTAACCTTGTCGACTTTAACCGGCTCTCCATCTTTGCCGGTAATTTCCTTACGGTCAGTCTCTTTCCACCCACAGCGACTCTTCATGTAAAAAATGGTCGCTGCCGGATTTCCCTCTCGGATGAGAGCCATCAACTTGCCACCAACAAAGGCGTTGGCCTTAGCCTTTCCCTTTTTTATGGCGGTGGCAAAATTGGCAAAATCTTTTTTTCGATTTCTCAAGGTTCGATAACTAATCCCGAGCGCGAGAGCAATCTCTTCCTCGTTGTCACAAACCTGAGCCAGTTGTTCAACCTTCTCCAGATCAATCTGAATGCGTGGACGAGTCCGCTTCTTTTGAACTTTTTCTTCCATGCCTTCAACCTTCTTTTGGTTAACTGGTCACATCGATGATCTTCTGAATTAAATCCTCAGGTCCGAAACTCTTAACGAAATCCTGAACCTGCTCTTTGTATTCGATCGGAATTGAGAGCGTCAGATTAAAGCGGTCTGCCTCGGGCTCCTCTTTTTCCGGTTCTTCCTCTTCCTCAGCGGGTTCGGTGGTTCCACACAACAAAGCATTCAACTCTTCGTCGGAAAAACCAGTGACCGGCGCCAAATCTGTATCCTGCAATTCCTGCAGCTCAATTCTCAAGAGATCAATATCCCAACCAGAATTAAGAGCAATTCGATTGTCTGCGAGGATAAAGGCCTTCTTCTGCGGATCGGATAATCCGCTTAGTTCGATGGTCGGGACAACCTTAAGCCCAAGTTTTTTGGCCGCCTTCAAGCGTCCATGTCCGGCAATCACTCCGCCCTGTTCATCCACAAGGATAGGATTGTTGAACCCAAATTCCTTGATCGAACTGGCGATTTGATTCACCTGTTCCTCAGAATGCGTCCGGGCATTGTTTGCATACGGAATCAGGTCATTGACCGGCCTGTAAAGAATTTTGAGTTCAGATTCTTTCATAGCTTAAAAAAGGTGCGCCCGACATCTTTCAGCCGAGCGCACTCCAACCAACCCCAAGGAGATAGTTTGTTAAGGCGGTTTTCTCCGACATTCTCGTCAGGAGAATTAGAAATCCAGCGGAGTGAGCATCTTCCCGTTGGGAATCTAGACTTGCTGGATGTTGTAACTTTGTCGCTTGACTACTTAATCAGCGAGTAAGCGAAGGCAAAAGATATGACGGTCATGCACATCATCGCAATGATGGAGAAACCCCAACGGAGAAAAAAGGACCATTTCGGATAACGGTCTAATAGTTCCATGACTAGCTTCCTACAGTGCTTTGATATAATTTCCATATCGACCTACTGGTTCTAGGTTGACACTAAAAACCCCGTACAGCTCGCAACTGTCGGGGTTTTGCTTTGTTTGGCTCGGTGCTTAAGCCCACCGAGAGGCTGTGCGGTTTGTCGATAAACGTTGTGGACAACAATGAAACCGCTAAAGAAATCAAAGGGCCAAGCACCCCAAGATAATTGACAGAATCAACAAAAAATTGATTGTCCGGAGCGCATATCCTCGTCTGTTATGAATAGCGTTCAGAGCATCAATCGAGCGCTGATACTGTTTGAGCAAATCCTTCTGGACAGATAAAACAGGCACATCATCGGGGTACCGAGTGTTCAGCCATCTCAGGTAATCCTTGCAAATTCCGGAAGGATAAGCAGCGCCGCTTGAAAAGATAATCGACATCAGCAAGGACGCAAACCCTAAAGCTCCGGAAACAACTGCCAGCCACATCCTCCAGCCTTGGAAGAAATGGTTGTCGAATAGATAGAACAGGACACCGAGGACCACAACGCAGAAGCCTTGGTAGAAGGCCAGCCGCTTTGTTTGCTCTGGGAGCTCGGCGGCAATTTTTCTATCCAGTTCGGCTTTAGCGGTATCGATAAGGATGGATGCAGTCTGGATGTCGTACTTATTAGGTTCGATCATAAAAGTTCCGTTGTTGACCTCTGAGAGGCAACAGATAACAAAAAAGCCCCGGAATCGGAGCTCTCGTATTCGCCTGACTTAACGCTCTGTGTCTCGTTCTCTTCGGACACACCGGTTCCTCCGCAAGGAACCGTCATCTTTAAGCCTTTAGGCGGCCTGGCAAACAGGCTTGAAATTGTCTACTTCTGACTATACACCAAAAAGAAGCCCCTCGGGCTGGAGGGGCGGAGTTTCAAATTTCGATTGTTAGGCAGCGTGCGTCAACGCCCAATGCTTGTAACAGTCAAGGTCTTTGACTGAAAATCCGAGATCATCGAGCGAGCGTTCGAGCTCAACAAAATTAAGGTTGTTCACAACGTCCCAAAGTTTACTTGCGTCGGGTACATCCAAAGCCAGCATGACCCGCATTGCCTGCATCAGAGGTTTTCTGAAAAGGTAGCGCTGGTAGTAGCAGAACACTTGCATGGTCTTCAAGAAATCCGCGTAAACAACGTATCTTTGCGGCCTCTCGGTCTCTGGAGGAGTGGTAGTCGGAGCTTCGGGCACGCTCAAGTCAACCGTTTCAATAAAGCGCAGGCAGTCCTCGAATTGCGACTGTTTGAGTTCTGTGTAGCGTGGGATTTGGTAGCGTACCTTGATCGCGCGGTAGATCGTCTGATAGTACACAGCCGTTTTCTTTGCGCGTCTTGCTACTGCCTGTTGGATGGCAACTTGTTGCGCGTTGGTGATCGTGTCACCTGTTGGAACTTCGTAGCGTCCGGCCCTGCGAATAGCCGGTAAAACCTCATTCGTGACCCAGCGCTTGAATTGTTTTGCCTTCGGAAGTTTCGAGCCGAAGATCAAGGCGTACAGGCCGCTTTCGTTTACGCAGTTGACTAACTGTTTGCCGCCGTTGGTTTGAACCTCGACTTTACAAACGTCTTCGGGGTCGCAGTGAGTTTTAACTGCATTGATAGTATCTTTAAATCCAAGAGCTAAGCAGACCTGCTTTGCTACAAAGAGCGGGTTAAGAACTGTGCCGAGAATAGTAAGAGATTTATTCTCAAATGTGAAAGATAAAGCACTAGACATAATTGTCTCCTAAACAAGTTTTTGGACTTGTCTCCACACGCCAATGTGGAGAGCAAGGCTTTTGGGATTGGCGTCCCGTAGTTTAGGTTACGGCGTATCTTTAGATACTCCCAAAGCCTCGCTCATAAGAGACTTTTAAAGGAGGTGGCGTTTCGCCATCCCCTTGCAATCAGCTATAAAAAAACGCCTTTCGGCGACTGATCGCCTAAACCCTTGCGGGACGCCAATCCCGCGCTGTTGTTCAACAGCGAGGTCAGTATAGCGATACTCCGAGAAAAAATAAATAGGTTCATCTTAAAAAGCATCTTTAACCTTCCTTTCGTTGATTTGTTCGAAATATCGAATTCGAAAAGCGAAAAATATCAAGGCATCTTCAGTCCACCGATCAAGCTTTCTCCGCTTGATGTTCCAGATTCGCTTACCTGCCTTGCTCAATGAAGACTGGGAGCCAAACACATATAGCAGAACAATCAGTTTCGCTGTCCGGACATTCAACCCATGGGTTCCGATAGAGAGAACTTCGGTTCCCGGCGCCGAGAAGTTTTGCCAAACGACATTGAGAAAATCCGCGTCCCTCATGTCGACTTCGCGGGCCTTCATGCCGCTGTTGCCATCATCCTCTGTGTAGTCCTCAGAGAAATCCGTCTTGTTTCTTGTCAGTGCGAGAGCTCTCTCTACCGCGTAGGCAATTGAGACGTTTTTAACAACGCGGTCACGATATGCCCGCCGCCAATTGTCCAAACGAGGTCTGAGATCATCAATGAGTTTTTGTTCTGTTTCTGTCATCCAAGAGTCCTCAAGTAACTAAACGTGCAGTAGAGATAAATAATCCCGATGGCTGACAGCCCAAAGAAATCCAACTTTTTCCTGAGCTTGTCGCGGTGCTCCAAAAAATCCGCAATCTTCTTAGCGACCCAAAGAAGGGCGAAGATTGCCATCACAGAATTGAGCCACCAGAAAACAAATGCTTCAACGTTAAAATGCCTGAACATTCCAACCCCCTCCTTCTTTCTTCGGTTTCGGCGTGACGACGAACAGTGGAATCGGGCACTCATCAGCACAGACTTTGCATTTCACTTTTGCGTCATCGGCAAAGATCCTCAAGGATCCCTTGACTTCATGAAGCTCTAGCGTTTTATCCGGACGCATGACCAAAAAATCAGGCGTGTATGAGCATCGGTTTGAGGCAATCTTCCATGTGAACCGCTCGAACCAGTATTTGAGAATTAACCCAGAGTTTTTCTGTTGTTCCAGGTAATCTCGATAGGCGGCCTCAGTTCGGTTCATTTCACCGACCTTGAGCCTGCCTTTTGCTTGTAAAAACCTTTTCATTTATCCCTCCTGATGGATTTTTGTTGTTTGGTTGAATTGTTTGATGCCGTTTCCAGAACATTAGAGTTCCGTTGAGCGATGATCTGAGCGTGTGAAGACCAACGCTCAAACTGTGAGAAAAAATCTCTTCTGCGTTGAATTTGCTCGTCTCCTGCTTGTTCAAATACCGTGCATCGAGCAAACGAGATCGGATAGCACTCGATGCCGGCGCCTTTGTCCGGATGGTGGCAGTAGATGTTCATGTCCCCAAAGGACTGTTTTGGAGGAAGATGCTTCTTCCCGTCGGGTCCTATCCAGAAGGCCTGAGCATGAATGCAGTAGAGGCAGCACCCGCTCATTCAGACTTCCTTCGGAAAGCACAAACGAAATCGACAGCAATAACCATCCCCAAAATCTTCAGGCTGTAATCAATGTTCGATCCTGAGTAGGCGAACCATGCAAAGTCGATAAGGCTTAAGACTCCACCGGATAGACCTACCAGAGCGAAGAAATTAAGGACATCAAAGTTCATTTCGTTCCCTGCCAAATAGCAACCGATCACACAGCATCCGAGCACGTACACGCAAAAATATCCAAAAACGTCCATGCTTTAACTCCTTTTTAACCGATCGGTTAATTTGGTTTCCTTACTGATCTGAAGCGCCGCCCTCACGAGTAGCCCAAACAGCACCAGATTGATGAACACCACCGGCGCCAAAATGATCATCAGCATCTGCCATGCACTCTCAGACATAAAACCTCCTAAAAGTAGGGTTCCGGCGCCGGCTCGGACTTTGTTAAATCCAGCCATGGCCTCACTGGAACACGCGTCCACGACGTGCAGAAATTCAGACTGGCGTTGTCTCTCCAAAGCTTGATGAAACCTTCCCAAGCTCCGTTTCTCTGCTTGCACAGGTTCAAAACAAAATCAGGCTTGGTGTCATCGACATCTTTTCCTTCTGCCTTCTTTTGCACCTTGGAAAAATCACGAGCCAAAACGAAAACATTGAAGGCAATGTTCGTGATGTTGGAGCTCCCTTTGATTGAGTCTTTTGAAGCTGAATCAAAGACGGAGTAAGTTTTTGAACTGGCATCGCCACGCTTACGGCAATGGGCCACAACGACAATGTGGACATTGTTGGTCCGGGCAAACTCCACCAGTTTGGTCATCACATAATCGGTTTCCTTCTTGTCCATGTCGTCTCTGACACACATCATCAGAGAGTCAACAAAGAGGATGTCTGACTTGTAGTCACGGACAGCTGAATCAAGGAGGCGCAAAAGTTCGTCCGGAGAAACCTTTCTCTGAAGGTCACAAATTCGCATCCTGGAGGCGAATTGTTTGAAGAAGAGGTCAACGTCAGGCTCTTCAATCATCCGTTTATCAGTGCTGCAGACCGTCTGCATGAGCATTCTTTCGATCGTCCGTACCGGAGCCATTTCAAAGGAGGCGATGTAGAGAGAAGCCCCGCATGAAATGAGGTGAAGTCCAATCTGCCCTAGCAGAAGAGATTTTCCGGAACCGTTTTCACCAGCCAGCACCGTTAGTTCTCCGGGACGAAATTCAAAATCGATCGGTCGACCGATGCAGCCTTCATTGGTTTGCGTGAAGGGAAGCGTGAACTTGGCAACATGAGTCTTCTTCGCGTCCAGATAGTTCTGGAAGTCGTTCTTAAACTCAAGAACGTCCTTGTTGATAAAAAACTCAGGAGACTTGTACGCCCTGCTCTCGTAGTCGGCGAGCGATGTTTCTATCTCGGCTCCGCCCGTCGGATCGCCCCAGTAGTCATCCAGCTCAGGCGAAACGCTTGTATTTTTTGGATTCATAGTCAAATTTCCATGCAATCAGTTGTTTGTTTTTGAACATCACCGAGACGACAACGGCGGCAGGTAGGGATTTGGGAATTTCGAGCATCCAACGACGGACGGTTTCTCTGAGTTCGGGCGTATCGTCAACATCGATAAAGTCGATCAGAACAGTCTTGCCTCGGAGAAATTCGGCCTTAATGTGATTAGGCTCATCACAGAACGAAAACAGCACCGTCGGAACTTGTGGCCGTCTTCTGGGCAACACCTCAATTTCATCCTCGTAGATCGCATCAGCCTGATAGAGAGCTAGCTCGCTGTCAGTCAGGCGTGAAAAAAAGACCAACTGGGTAGTCGTAAATGCGTCCGGATGCTCGTAAAACGTTCTACCCTGATCGTCTCGAACAACGGCAGCAGCGGCAAACATCATCTCTGCTCCTCATTGTTGGGAAGGTCTTTGATGTCGTAGGCTCTCATGCCTGCATGGAGCTTCTCTACGAACTTGTTTTTGGCACCGGTTGAATACGTGACGGGAGGAAGTTCTTTGTTGTATTCAGCTGCTGAGACCCAATGAGCATTTGGATCTTTCCAATCGTCTTTAACCCAATCGGCCTTGAACCCTGTCCAGTTGCGGACCATCATTTCATTGATGACCTCTTCCAATTTCCAGCCGGCGGTTTTAGCTTCCTTACGAAGAAGCGAAACCACTCTTTCCGTTACCGGCGCCTTCTTTTGCTTTCGATAAGCCAAAAAGTCCTGCCAAAACTCGTCAGTCAATTCCTCAGGTTTCTGGAGGCGTTGTGTCTTGACTTCCTTTTTTGGCTTCGGTTCAACTATTTCCTTTTTGGAAACACTTGCCTCCTGCTCTTCAAGCGGAAGTTCTTCCTCAATGGCTTCAGTTTTAAGAGAAACTGGTTTTTCACACTCACGCCCCGCGAAATTTTCTGCAAGTTCCGACTGTTTTTCGTTCTTTTCGGTGCGTGTATATGTTTCTTGTTCTTGTTCTTGTTCTTGGCTTCGGAGGGCCTTAGAAGGGGCTTCTATGGGGCTTGATGGGAGGTCGTCTCCTTCTTGTGTCTGAACGCCGAATTCTTGAATTTCGGGTGAAGGAATATTCTTAAAACCAAGATTAAAACACTCGTTATATTCTTTAATAAACAAGTATTTAAAGTTATCAGGCATGGATTCAATAGCTGTCCTAATACCCGTTACTCTTTTGTCTGTTGGCTTTAATTCCGGAGCAATCTGAAATAGCGCCATCTTTTTGACGAACACATACTCGCTTTCATAGTCGTAAATGGCGAAATCTTCCCTTTGAAGGGTCTCCAAAGCCTCTCGAATACCCTTTAAAGGACCTTGGAAGGGGCTTGGAAGGGGCACCGAAGGGGCTTCTAACGGAAGACCAGTTTCTGCTGAGATTTGGCACAGCGGACAATAAAAGACTCCGGTCATGTCATTGTTCGGACAAGAAAGCAGATAAGCCGCCACCAATTTGGCCGAAATATCGCATCTTAGTTTCCGACCAGTCTTCCCTATCCAGAATTTGGGTGTAATGCTCGAATATTTACGCATTTTTTAGCGCTCCTATTCAAACGGAAGAAATCCGGTCAGCAATAACTCTCTTTGCATCATCCCAAGGAAAATCAGGCCGGAGTTCTTCCATCTTCACTGCACCTTTCGTGAACTGTTCGATTTTTGCGCAGTGACGGGAAGGGATAGGACGTTCATTCCTAATCCAATTTGAAATATTTGAGGCTGGAACACCTAAAAAATCAGCCAATGCCTTCTTGGACGGCGATCCAGTCAATTCAAAAAATTCAGCAAGTTTCATAAAAACCACCATTACCTATTTGGTTAGATTTTATCATTATCTAATTGGTAATTGTCAATTATCAATTTGGTAAGCTGTGCCTAAGGAGATAACTATGAAAACAGTCGCTGAAATTCGTCGAGATAACTTAAATACACTCGTCAGTAGAGCTGGCTCCATTGCGGAGCTGAACGAACAGTTAGGAAGGAAACGAAATCATCCTTCGCTGGGCCAGATAAGAAACCGATCTGATAGAGGAAATGGAACGTTTTATGAAATGGGGGATAAGCTGGCCAGAGACATCGAAGAAAAATTAGGGCTCAGTTACGGCTGGATGGACACCAACCACACTCCGGACGACTGGCCAGATGACAACATCATCAACTTGAAAAGAATCAACATCCAAGCCTGCTGCGGGTCAGCTGGCATCCAGAATTATGAGGATGATGCCTTCGTTGAACAAATCCAAGTCTCACGGCCTTGGTTCCAAGAAAACATTAGCAAGATTAGGGAGCAAGGGTATGAACTCATAACCGCCTCTGGTGACTCAATGGAACCAACCTTTAGAAATGGCGATTTGATCGTAGTGGACCGTCAAGACAGGGATCTTAAGCGGGATGGTGTTTTCTGTGTTCTTGTAGATGGAGATCTATATGTGAAACGGGTTCAGCGCATTCCCGGAGCCGTTCTCTTTATTTCAGACAACTCCCTTTACAGGCCGTTCGAGATTCCCATCAAAGAAGTTGAATTTAGGCTTCAAGTTTTGGGGCGCGTCGTCAACTCCATGAATCTCAAAAGATACGACTGAATGGATAGAAGGAGCCGATATGGAACTTCCCTTGCTGAGAACTTTAGAAAAAATCTTCAAATATTATTAATTGGAGAAATATGCTATGACAGAACAATTTCTTTCTTGTGATGCACCATTAGTCGTTGAGTATCTGAATGCAATCAATAGATCTTCTTGCCCCTGGTGCAAAAGTAACGACTGGAGCATGATCACTGAGAGCTCGGCCATGTGCGTAGGAGAACCAGCATTGGAAATGGCCAACTCCGTCAGGTATACAACTCCTCCTGTTACTGAAGGAGTGAGAGACGCAAAATTTATCCTGAAGCCCTCAGATGAACCTCCTAGTGTTTACATGCGTTTAAGGTGCAACGTTTGCAGCTGTGAATTGAGATTCGACTACTTCCAGTTAATCAAAAAAGCCAAGGCCTGGAAAAATAACCAAGTAAGGTAAACGCAATGGAAGCCGATCAGGGGAATAAGATAAAATTAGCTCAAAGAGATCAAGACTCGGTGGGCATAATGATGGGACATGAGACTCGTCTAGGGTACATAGAAGGCAGACTGGAAAGCTTTGCAACCAAAGCCGACATAAAAGATCTGGAAGGAAAAATTGCCGTATCCGATCAACGTACACTCACCCATGTTTCCGAGGCCATTGGAAAGCAAACAAAATGGATAGTAGGAGCAATCCTAGTGCCGCTGGTTGTTGCCATCATAGGTTGGTCGATCGTAATTGTTCAATTATTAAAAAAATAACAAACGCCGCCTCCGGGCGGCTTACTTTTTTTATTTATTTTTAAGGCGTTAATACAGCTTCAACCAAGATTACCTATCAGGTAAAACCCCGCTACCAAAACCGGTAACGATGAAGCTTATTCCTTTTTAACCAGTCTTAAAATAAGTGGCTAACAAAACATCGAATTTCAAAAATATGGAAGAAAAAAACATCGTCCTTTACGGCAATATTGATGACGGCCCCGTCGTTGCTGTACTAGTGGAAAATGAGACCATGTGGCTCACTCAGAAGATGATGGCTGATCTCTTTGGTACAACCACTCAGAATGTTCAGCAACACTTGGATGCAATCTATCGTTCTGGAGAACTCGATGAAGATTCAACTATCAAGATTTTCTTGACAGTTCGCCAAGAAGGGTCTCGCACGGTCAATCGTTCCGTTAAGCACTACAATCTGGATGCCATCATTGCAGTCGGCTACCGAGTAAACAGTAAGCAAGCGACACATTTTCGCCAGTGGGCAACCCAAGTTCTTAAAGAGTACATCATCAAAGGATTCGCCCTAGATGATGATCGTCTAAAACAAGCGAAGACTGTTCTTGGAAAAGACTACTTTCAAGAATTGCTGGAACGAGTTCGCTCCATCCGAGCAAGCGAACAGCGGATCTGGCTTCAAGTTACTGAAATATTCAAGGAATGCAGCATCGACTACGACAGTCATTCATTGGAAGCAAGACGCTTTTTTGCAACTGTTCAGAACCGTTTTCACTTTGCCATCAACAATCAAACTGCCGCCGAGATTATTCATGCCAGAGCAGACCACACGAAGCCACACATGGGTTTGAAAACGTGGTCTAACAGCCCGGAGGGGCGTGTCAATAAATCAGATACGACAATTGCAAAAAACTATTTGGACGAAAAGGAGCTCAAGTCATTAGAGCGTTCCGTCAACAGTTATTTTGATTACATTGAAGGACAGATTGAACGCAAGAAGAATTTTAGTATGCTCGAGCTGCGCCAGTCTGTAGATAAGTTCCTGGCATTCAATGACCTCCCGGTTTTAGAAGGAAACGGACAGGTTTCTAAAAAGCAAGCTGAAGAAAAAGCTCACAAAGAATACGAAATTTTCAACAAAACTCAGCCGATAGGCAGAGACTTTAAAAAATTCCTAAACGAAGTTAAAAAATTAAAGAAATAATCTACCCATAACTTAGAAGCCGCCCCCAGGCGGTTTTCTTGTACATAAAAGTAACTGATTAACCTTTAACAATAAAGAACAAAATCAGTTACAATCAAGCAAGCAGATTATATTTTTAGGTGCTTGCTATGGATGATAAAACTAAGCAGTCCAAAGGCGGTGTTGAAAGAGCCAAGAAACTCTCTCCCGAGCGCAGATCTGAAATTGCACGCAATGCAGCATTAGTAAAGAGCGGAGGCTTTAAGGCCATCCACAAAGGAAGTTTCAAAGAAGTCTTGGGACTTGATATACCCTGTTATGTTCTGAACGATTCTGCTCATACTGCAGTAATTAGCCAAAGAGGAATGGCGCAGGCTTTGGGGTTCACTAGTATTAGAGGAGATACCTTTCCTTCTTTTCTAACTACCCAATTTATCTCTGATTATGCCGGCAGTGAATTATTAAAAAATAGCTCTCATCCTATTGTTTTTAAAACAAATATAGATGGCGGTGAAGTAAAAGCTCACGGATACGACGTAACAATTTTGATCGATATTTGTCAGGCTATCGTAAAGGCAAATGACGACAATCGTCTCAAATCAAATCAAACTTTTTTAGTAAAAAACGCTTCAATAATTCTTCAAGCCTCTGCCAAGTTAGGTATTAGAGAACTTGTTTACAAGCTCGCTGGATACAACTCTACAAAAGCAGCGGTAATTGCGGCCTTCAGAGAGTACATCCTTGAAGAGGCAAGAAAATGGTCGAAAGAGTTCCCGGACGACTTATACGCAGAATGGCAGAGGCTTTATGACATACCAGTCCCAGTCCGAGGTCGTAACTGGGAACATTATCATCTAACGTTGAAGTTCATTTACCTTCCTTTGGCCAAGAGCAATGGCAAGCTCCTTGCGTTGCTCAAGGAAGCGAAAAAAGAATCAAAAGGCAAAAAATACGACAAACTCCACCAATTCCTCAACGAAATTGGCTTAACAGCTTTGCGTGCACATATTTGGCAGGTTGTCGGTATCGCCAAAACTAGTCAGTCAGTAGAAGAATACGAACGAAGGTTCTCTCTAGCTTTCGGAGGACAACTGCCCTTTGAATTTGATGAATAATCACTGAAATCATTCTTGACCGCCTCCGGGCGGTTTTTTATTGCCGCGAGAGCGGCTTTTTTGTTGTCTCCGAAAAACAACAAACTTTCAACTCAAATAAATCTTATCGTCTTGGTAACAAAAATCTAACCTAATTGATTGCATAATTTATTACCTATATGGTAATATTTGCTTATCAAATTTATAGGACAAGACGATGTTCCTCCAATAAAGACAATTTCAGAATCGGCGCCATGGAGAACTAAACGCCGACGCAGCAGGTAGAAAAAGAGCCTGCTAGTGAAAAAATTCGAAACGGCCAAGTGCAGGCGGTGCTGGTCACGCGAAGACAGACAATCGAACACCAGCAGTCAGTGAAATGAATGACTTAGGTAAAAGGGAAGCCAGTCAGCATTTTTCAGCTAGAGACCTCTGACAAATAGCGCATTTGAGATGCACGCAGTATCAAGAACAGCAAACTGCGTTGAGAAGGAATTAACAGAAGCCGAG